CTTTAGTTCTAACTCCATAGACTCTAAAGAACGAGCATATATACTAGATGCATCATATGCCGGAGTATCCACAACCGACACATCATACAATCTTTCAATTTTAGTAATTGTTCTTTTTGGTATTTTACCTTCACGGTTCCATACTTGTTCATCAACTGTAAAAGCAAAACTCATCTTATCCAACAAACCACTTCTAACCATTTTATAGATATCCTGGTTTGTATTCGTATCAAGAAGCTCCGCTCTAACTTTTAATCCGATACTATCAATTGATAACTGCAGGGACTGATTCTTAGTTCTAGCAATAATTAAAAAGGAATCCATATGATTATATTTCATAGGAACATCCTTCATTTTAGTTTCTGATAAAGCTCTCGAATCTATCTCTTCAATAAATCCATAGTTCTCATCGCCGATGAGTGTTTCATTGTTAAAGACTATGGCATATCCCTCAAGGATCATCTTGCCTTCTGATTCTTCTAGTGTAACGTCAGCTAATCTAGTTTCTTTAAGCATCTGTTCTTACCTCCACTTTCTTTGGTTTAGGTTTATCTTGTTTCGCTTCTTTTGAATATTCATACTCAAGTTCTGAATCTTTATAAACTAAAGTTTCTAACTTTTCTTGTTTACAGAAATCATCAATAATCTTAACTTTCTCTTTTTGAGTGTTTAAGACCACTTTGATCGCTTCTTCTGATATTTTCCCGTTAACTGTTATCTTCATTATCTAGTTTTTCCTCCTCTCCTACTTGATATAGATTTGCTTTGTCGGCATCAACAAAGTTTAATGATTGTAGTCGTTTATTTCCACCCTCTATAGGCTCTAATCCCAACAGTGATCTTGATTCATTTAATGACATAATTCCAAGACTCATGAGCTTTTCAATCGCAGTCACCTTGGTATTCCAGGATGCATATTGAAGTCTTTCGCTATAGAAGATTATCTCTTCACCGCGTTCTAGCTGATTATCTGTTAGTAATCCTAAAGAAAAAGCCTCGCTTAATTGAATAGCAAGAGGCTCGATGGTTGATTCATAGAATGAGTTATACTCATTTTCAGAATATTTGTTTGTAAATATTGGAACAGATACACCAAAATAATCAAGTATCTTTGACTGCAAGAATTCTAGAGTATCTTTATCAATGAGTTTCGGATCAACATTTAATGGAATGTACTCCGATTTTAAATCAATCGGTATAATTGAACTTCCTTTAGTGTTGATGGATTCTGATAATGCAGTATCGAAGAGATCTCTTTGCTTCTTCTTATCTACTTCTGATAGCATCCCATTCATCTTAATAATACCTTTGATTTGCATTGAAGATTTAATCGCATTATCGATGCCCTGGAGCAAACTATCATTGATAGAGATTGTTTTAAGAATTGCTTCATGATCACCTGATGATCCAGTTCCACCAAAGATATCATTTTGTCCATAATGCTTACGTAAATGGATAATGTTATCGTAAGGTAGAATGTGTGACTCTCCATTATCAAATAAGAACTTTATGAAATACGTATCACCACTATCAACTATCATCTCAACTGTCACTGGCCTTAATGGATACATACCTTTTAGCTCTCCGGTTTGTTTATCAAACTTAGGATAAATAAATGCATTATCATTTAATAGTAACAATGTGATTGTTTTATAGATAAAATCATATGGCGTCATGATTTCATTTGGTTTAAATTTCAAAAGAAAAGACAGTCGACCTTTCTTCTCGGTTACTGTCTTATCATTTTCAGTTTTGATAAATCTTGGTTTTAGTTTTGCGCACTGGCTGGCCACTCGGTCAATACATATCTTAACAACGTCACTATTGGATATGTTGTTTCCAAATGGTGTATAAAATGTATTGAGGTTACTGATCAACTGGAGTGCATCAAATGAACCAGTTTTGCTTTTTCTTTTAAATATAGCCATAACAAACTCCTTGAAATAATCTTATTCTAATACATTATAATAATAGCCTTGTGATGCTTTGGAGATTGAAACTTTATGATTTTCAACTAAATAATCAAGAATGTCTCTCATTTGCTTGCTTTTCATTTGCCCACATATTTTAGTTATTTTTTCTATACTTATTTTTACTTTTTCAGTATTCAATTGTTCTTTATATACTTTTAAGGTTGAGTAGACATAATGTATGAATTTGGTTTCATTATTAAAATCAAGATTCTTAACCTTGTGTTTCTCTCTAATTAAGTTATATTGTTTTCTTCTGATTTTTCTAAAAATTTCTTCGCATTCAAATCCATCACCATAACTATATTGAGATCTTTCAGTAAATAAACATCGGAAATTATCAACAACTCGTAAATCGACATCCGGATATAGTTTTCCACTATCCCATAATGTTTTATAATCCAAATCCCCATCACTCTCATACAGTTCATCAAAGTTACTGGGCACAATGCCATAGTTATCCATCGCTTTATTAATTGCATAACAAGCCATTTTTTGTCCATTTATATTGCTATAACTTCCTTCATGATAAAAGTATAATTGGTACCAATTATTAAACTGAAGATACAAACTTAATATCTCAAAGGATATATATTTTTGATAATTCAAAAAATCACTGAATTGTCTTTTTTCTCTGTCATAAATTGCTAGCATGCTGTTTCCACTGAAATCCTTATAAATGATTACATACAGATGTGGATCTTTATATTTCTTAATTCCTTGTATCTCATATTGCAAACCATATTTTTTACTGAATATTTTTTCAATTATCTTTAGCTCATTCTCAGATATATCAATGTTTTCATCACTAATCTTTGATAAGTTATCGAAGCTACTGTAATATACCTGTTCTTCATTTTTATCATCCAAATAGTCAATATAGCATTCCACAATACTATCATTATATTCTACACTAACATTAAAAATAGGAAAATTAATTTTTTTATTAAATTCCCCTATAATCCTCATTATATTTTCATTAAAATAATTCATTTTATCACCCCATGCAGTGATTATAACATATTTTCATAGTCATTCTTATATCGATTTAAAACAGCGTATGCAATTATAAGAGCAACCGTTCCATCTATTCGTTTATATTTTGAATTTAGTTTAGAAGGTTGAATATTTCCATTCAAATCTACTTTAGCTTGAGTGTTAGCTAAACACCATTTTAATATTGGATTATTATCGTAAACAAGTATATTATTCTTTAAATCAGCTTCTAACTGTTTCATCGGTTCAGATAACGAGTAGACACCTTGTCTAACCTTTTCCATATTGAATCCTAGATCTTCCATTTCTTTAATCCAATACTGTGAATTCCATGGATCAAATCCAACCCAGAGTGGTCTTATCTGATATTCATGAATCATCTTCATAAACCACTGAGTTACAAGACTAAAATCATTTTGGCTCCCCTCAGTTAATGTAATCAATCCTCGCTTAACCCAGATATCATATGGAACGCCATCTTCATCCATTCTTTTCTTTACCACCTCACTAGGCATAAAGAAGTGTGTGATGACATATTTGCGATTATCATCTTTCTTCTGAATTAATAAAACGGCTGCAGTTAAATCTGTAGTTGAGGAAAGATCTACTCCACCAATAGCATAACTATTTTTAATATAGTTGATATCATTTTTCATTTCATTGTTTAGATCATCAAATGATAGCCAAGCACCCTGGTCGACTTGTTTGACATTAAAGTCCTTGCAAAGCATGGTCACTCTTGTTGAGTGATCGTTTTTTGACTTATTCATGACATCTTCTAAATATGAGCGGAGTTTAACTACACCTATACTTGGATTTGATTTCTGCCAAGTGTTTGAATCATCATAGATTTCTTGTGTCGAATCTTGAGTGTACAACCAGGGAAGCACTCTTTCATCTTTAATTTCACCGCTCAGCATCTTTCTACAATACTCAAGTTTATTATCAAGAAAGCCTCCAACTGTTGTACCTTCCGTGGTAATAATAAAGATAAGTGGTTCCTTCTTTGTAGATTGACTTTGCTTAATTGCATCATAGACTTTTGAATCAGTCATTTCGTGAACTTCGTCAATACAACCTACTTCAATGTTATAACCATCTTTATTTCTGCTTTGTGCTGATAATTTCTTGATTTTATTCTTAGTTTTTGGAGAATATATGAAAAATATATTTTTCTTGCTTCGCTTCTCATTTGAAAGAGATGGGGATTGTTCTCGCATATTGTTAATTTCTTCAAATAAAATATTAGCCTGTTCACTTGTATTGGATGCACATACAATGTCAACCCCACCTTTTGATAGGAAAAATTCAGCAAGATCTATTCCTGCGACAAAGGTTGTTTTTCCATTCTTACGGGCAACAAGCAAGATAACTTCATTAAATCTTCTTAGACCAGTATCTCTCACCTTAAACCCATAAGCTGTTTGAATAATCGCTTTTTCCCAAAGGTCTAGGATAAATGGTTTTCCATTAAACGGTGACTTTGTATGTTTACAGAAAGTTTGTATGAAATCTATTCGAAGATTACCCGGACTTTCATCAAATAGGTACCTTGGATCATCTAAATCGCTCAATAAGATATCAAGTTGTTTTTTGAGCTCTTCACCAATCAATATATTCCCGTTTTCAATTTGATTATAATAATCAATTAAATAATTCATTCGCTTGTTCTTTTAAGAAATTCATCAAATGCATCGTCGCTTTCTTGGACGTTCTTACCCATGATTGAATTGAGTGTTTTAATAACTGTACCATATGAATTAATTAGTTTGGTATAATACTTTGCGGATTCTGTCTGCCGTTGTGAGCCTTTGTTAGATACCTGGACTGAACCGTACTTACGAATCTGTTCTTGAAGAATTCCAAGCTCGATCTTCATGAATGCTGCTTGTCCAATAAGGCTATCAACTAGTTTTGTTTTATTCTCATCAACCGATGAAAAAAGCGATCTAAGTCGCTCATACTCGATCGCTATTTGTTTTTTTTGCATTTTAACTTCCATCAATTATTAAATATTGAGTTGTTTACTTTGGGGTTTAGCTGTAATGAATCGAGTTTATCTTTAAATGAAAATCTATATCCTGCACAGACTTTCAAAATATTAGCAGCTTTAATTAAAATATCTGTTTGAACTTTGCCATTAAGAATGATTTGATATGCAAACTCTCCAAAAATGTCGTAATTTTGGAATTGGCCGTATCCCGTGGCATCCACAAAGTGAGCAGCAATTGAATCAATCATGTTCAACTGTAATGAATATTGAAGTTTATTAAAAACTGTATGGAAATTTTTCAAGTGATTATCAACCAAAAACTTTGCAATTATTGCATGTTCTGACAAATCCATTAGAAATTGCACTTCAAGCTCATTACACTCACCATTAATGATGTTATTCAGCACCAACAAATGATTTTGCCCATTTGTAGTTACATCAATGATATTGTTGAGAGCATGAATCAGTGACTTATAATCTGAGTACCTGTCGCTTTTTTCTATCATTATACACTTGTGAACTACGGGTAACAAAAAATGATTTGTGCCCAATATTCCATTCCCCATTATGTAATCAATAATTTTTCCAATGGAGTAAATGTCACTTCTAACATCTACTTGCTTTATATCTTTCATACCTTCAGGTGAAACAAAAAAGTGATCGTTTTTGGGTCCTGTCGAAGAGATAAGCGAGCGTTTGACATCGCTGTCTTTTGCAAGACCATAATCAGATATGAAAAGTTGACTTCCACGGACCAACAAATTTCCAAGATGTAAATCTCTATGAATTATTTTTTGTCCATATGCAACGTCCATTAAATCAATCATTTGTTTAATTAACTCAACTTTTCTCTTTTCATCCAACTTGTTTTCTTTTAGATAATCGTACAAATCCATATCGCAACGATCCATAAAATAACTATTCGTTTCTTGGTTATAATCATACACTTTCAAAAACTTAGTGTTTTGAGATAATTTTTCCATCATTTTGTATTCATGTTTGAAGCGACTTATTGTATCATCAGAAATCATATGTGGTTTTAATTTTTTCCTTACAATAAAATCGTTAATAAATTCAACTACACAAAAATATCCTTCTTTAGTTGAATT